CGCTGAGGAAGTATTCTTTGCAGAGAAGAAGAGAGAGGGACAATCGGAAGGAACAGCAAGCCTTCCGGATGGATTTGAGGAGGTAGATTGTAATGAAGGAGACTTGCCATTCTGAGATTGAAAGAGTAAGAGACCCGAAGGAGGGACCACTTGACGGTGTATCGCTGAACGCCTATTGTGCAGTGACAGATTTCCAGAGCCAAGGGAACAAAGTCAGAATCAAAAAGCAGAAGGTGCTTCCTTGCAGCATCAAAGCCAGTTATGAAATAGGGACAGTATCCATCTCAGTAAGGGATAGAAGGATGATGGTAGCTGTAAGACTTGATGAGTTGATGGAAGTTCTCAAAGAAGCTTCACTGGCTGCTATGGAAACAAGAGAAGAAAGCAATAAAAACAACGGGGAGGTAAAACAATGAGAAAGCTATTTACATCAGAATCGGTAACAGAAGGACATCCCGATAAAGTGTGCGACAGGATATCTGACGCAGTGCTTGATGCCATACTCGAAAAAGACCCATACGCAAGAGTGGCCTGTGAAACAGCAGTAACTACCGGCATGGTACTTGTTATGGGGGAAATATCCACGGACAGTTACGTGGACATTCCTGGGACTGTCCGCAGGACATTAAAAGAAATTGGGTATGACGGACCGGATGCAGGATTCGATGGAAACACTTGTGCCGTATTGACAACTATAGACGAACAAAGTCCGGATATCAGCATGGGAGTTATGGGTTCCTTAGAGGCAAAAAACGGAAGCGCAGACGAAATGGACACATTGGGAGCAGGGGACCAGGGGATGGTTTTCGGGTATGCCTGTAATGAAACGCCTGAGTATCTTCCACTTCCAATTGTTCTCGCTCATAAACTGGCGTATAAGTTATCACAGACACGAAAAGACGGAACAATTCCCTTGATACTTCCGGATGGAAAAACTCAGGTAACAGTTGAATATGGAGATGATGGGAAGCCTGTAGGAATTAATACAATAATCGTATCCACTCAGCATATGCCGGAAATTACTCAGGATGAGCTAACGGAAGCCCTTATCTCCTATGTAATAGACCCAGTTATTAACAGTTATTCAAAAGAACTCGGCATAGAAGGGAAAGACGTTAACTTATTCATCAATCCTGCCGGACGTTTTGTAAAGGGAGGACCTGCTGCTGACAGCGGATTAACCGGAAGAAAAATCATAGTGGACACCTACGGAGGGTGGGGAAGGCACGGAGGAGGAGCATTCTCCGGAAAGGACCCAACAAAAGTAGACAGAAGTGCCGCATACATGGCGAGATATATAGCAAAGAACATTGTGGCTTCCGGATATGCGGATAAGTGCGAAATCCAGATAGCATATGCAATAGGTGTGGCCGAACCGGTATCAGTTTACGTGGATACTTATGGTACAGGAAAGAAAGTTGATGACCTGACCCTTACAAAGGCAGTATTGGAATGTTTCGATATGAGGCCAAAAGCCATAATTGACAAGCTTGACCTGAGAAGACCAATATACAAAAAAACCTCTGCTTATGGGCATTTCGGGAACATCATAGGAGACGAAGACCGAACCTGGGAAAAGACAGATATGACTATAAGCTTTGACGAAGCGGTAAAGCAGGTAATAAGAAGATGACAGACGCAAACGTTCAGCCGAGAAGAGGAGATATATTCATGGCGGACCTCACTCAGCATAAGATAGATTCCGTATGCGGAGTAAGGCCGGTGCTTATAATCCAGAACGATAAGGGAAATCTCCACAGCACAAGCGTAATCGCAGCCCTTATAACAAGCAAGCCTAAGAAATATCTCCCGACACATGTAAAGCTCTATCCTGATTGTGGTCTTCGGAAGAAAAGCATCGTTCTCTGTGAGCATATAATCACTCTGGAGAAAAGTATGCTGAAATCCTATATAGGAACTGTAGTAAATACCAAAGCAGAGAAGCAGTTGAACCGAGCCCTCAAGGTTTCTCTCTCCCTCGACCCCGAAGGGGGAGAGGGGAGGAAACCGAGGTAGGGGGAGGAAAAAGGAAAGGCCGCCTCCACCGTGTTAACGACTTAGCGGCCTATAATCTATTCGACAAGAATATTTTACCAGGCTCGCAATCAAAAATCAATATAACGGTAAGAGGGGGTTAAAGGCATGAGCCAAAAGAAATATAAAAAGTTAGACCACGAGACCATAAAGGAAATTACTGATATCGTAATTGAAAAGTATAAGGAAGAAGCTGAGAAAGAAAGAAAGGCACGTTATGACAAGAGGCTCAGGAACACCAAAATGCTGCTTAGAAATTTCAGGGAGTTATCAGAACATAGCGAAAACGCAATCTACGAAGCGGCACAGGTTCATGACGAAAGCCTTGCTGAAATCCTTGAAATAATGAGCGGAAATTATTTCGGGAAAGAAGAGCTTTACATAGACAGCATCAAAAAGAGCTCGGCAAGAACAAGAATCATCATAGAACATGTAAAAGAGATGATGAGAATATATGAGTCATACTGCATGAGGTCGCAAAAGCCGGAAGACAAACGCAGATATAGGACGGTTTGCAGCCTATACATAGACGAAAACCCCAAAACTGTGCAGGAAATTGCAAAAGAAGAGGCTATTGATGAAAGGACAGTTTACAAGGATGTTGACGCCGCCTGCGAGAAGCTGTCGGCCTTGATATTTGGCGTTGAGTGGTTAAACCGATAGGGAAAATTATTCAGGGCAAAAAGTGGGCATTGACAAGGCAATTACGATATCGTAAGATGGTATCGATGAAATTGGGTAATGTCACACCATAAAAAAGGACGGCACGAAAAGCCCAAATTTCGCTCCTATCCGGTTATTTTAAGTAAATACCTCGCTCTTTCGTTTGACTCCAGACGGTAAAATGTTAGAATGATTACAAGGAACAAATTACCGAATGGTAAGAAAGGAGGCGAGGGAATGGTTAAGAAAACGGATATCGTGAGGGAATTGGTAAAAGCAGGGGAATATAAAAAAGCCCTGAAAATAGCCAAAGACTTCCGGCTCGGAATTACGCCAGCTCAATCCAACAGCATGAAAAAGGCGTACGAATGCATGGTCCACAGTAGATTTTATCTCTCCATCGGTGAGGATGTTCCAAAAAGAATAGAGGAGGGAGTAAACGTACTGGTTGGCCTATACGGTTAGGAGCGATAGAATGTTGAAAATTTATACAAGCAGGTATCAAAATCCGGAACTCTCAAATGGGAGTTATACGGTAGTTGGGATAACAAGAGGAGCACCGAAGTTTCCACTTCGGTATGTACTGGCAGGAAACATAATAGAAATAGCCCCGCCAGGTTATCTTTTTAATGAATATGACCGAACAAGATTCACCAGGCCATATTTCGCAAATATGGACAGAGTAGGAGTGGCAAAGATAAGGTCAATTCTCAATCAGTATCTTGTGTTAGGAAAAGACGTAGTGCTGTGTTGCTACGAAGACGTAACAAAACCTGGTGAGTGGTGCCACAGACTGGTTTTTGCTGAATGGTGGAAAGCAAGAACCGGAGAAACGATAGAAGAATTGAAAGACCCTTCCACCTATAAAGCCAAGCAAGGTTCCGGTTTAATATTACCGAAGAAAGAACCGGAAAAGCATAAAGAACCGGAACCAGAACAATTATCATTATTTGGTTTGCAACCGCCGATAGCTTAGTGGCAGAGCACCTGGCTCTTTACCAGGAGGGCGCAGCGTTCAATTCCTGCTCGGCGGACCAAATATAAGTACAATGGCATCGTATGAAAGGTACGGTGCCTTTTATATTGTCTGAGTAAGAAATAAGTAAGGAAAGGATGGTGAATATTGTGGCGAAGTTTCAGAATCCAGGAGCATTTTTTCTGGGAACATTGGTAGCAGCGGAACAGAAATTCCTTAAGCCTTTAATTGAAAATGCCAGAAAGAATGGATATACGAGATTCGTAGAACCTTGCGCCGGAGCTTTTGCAATGGCTCATCTTGCAGTGCAGGCGGGATACAAACCGAGCGAGATAGAAACAAGCGATGTTGCTATGTTTACTACCATCATGGGTTATGCCATCACTGGACAGTCGTTGAAAGAGCTGGAAATCAAGGCTCATGGATTTACTGACGAAGAGCTGCTTGACCCTGCGACCGCTTTGTTTGCTCAGCTCTACCTGCGAGCAGCAAAACAAGCAGGGAAAGAATACTATTACAACATTATGATGGACCTGGAGTACAGAAGAGAGCAGCATATCAAAAACATCAATGAACAGCTCCAGAGGGCGAGAGATGTGCTACATGGAATGAGTTATAGACCTCTTGATATGTGGGTACATCTTGATGAGGTTATTGACGACCCCCACACTTTGGTAATAGCCAATCCTCCGACCTATGCTGCCGGTTTTGAAAAATGGTATGACACCGGAGGGAAGATGACATGGAAGGAGCCTGAGTATAAGATATTTGACCCGAAAACCGGTCTTATAGAGCTAATGCGTAAATGTGATGATGCCAAATGTCTTATCATCTGCTATGAAGAAAATGAACCAGGAAAAACAGCCGGTCAACCTATATTCGCTCGTTATGGAGTAAGGAACGGAGTGAATGTATATCTGACAACCAATAGACCTGATGAAGCCACAGCATTGGCTCATGGGAAGATGGTAGCAAGACCCAATGAAAGCAAGCTCAATCCTCTTGATTGTTCAATATTGCCAAGGGATTATGTCATAACCGAAAAATCAAAGGTTCAGCTATGTCAGGTTGAACGGTCAGAGGCTCAGTATTACAGGCAGCTCTGGACACATAACTTCGTAGGCTCCTCAGCTCCCATAAACATAGCTGTCCTCATCGACGGAAAAATTGCCGGTGTTTTTGGGCTTGATAAGTCGGCTCTGACTATGGGAGCTTTCGGGACACAAGTTAGCAATGCCGTATTTCTTATGTATGGAATGACGGTTCCACACAAAGAGTACCGGCTTAACAGACTATTGACAATGCTGGCACAGAATGAAGACTTCATCCTTAGCCTATGCACTGACCTTGAAAAAGAAAAGGCAAAGACACTGAAAACAGTACAAATGACCAAATATCCGGAAGCAAAGGAAATGAGGGGAATCATGAAGCTCACCAAGAAGGTTCCGGATAAGAAGTACGGATTCAGGCTTACCTATGAATCTGACCTGGTCAAGAGAAACGAAAAAGAAACTCTTAAAGAGTGGTTATGGAGGGAAGAAAGATGGAAGAAGGAAAGAGCAAAATCCAAGTCGATAAGTTAGCCGACCTGGGTTCCGGCCTTATTATAGCAAAAGTCAAAATTGCCAACATAAAGGAGCAGGACATCAACGCCAGAATAATGAAGCCGGAGATGTTCAAGCAGTTGGTTGACAATATAAAAAAGAGGGGGCAACTTGAAAGCCTCCCTTTGTGCGTTTTGGTTGGCGATAAGATTGAAATTATATCGGGGCACCACAGAATACGTGCGGCACGTGAAGCTGGAATGGATGAAGTTGTAGTCATACTGGATATCAGCGGTTTAAGCCGTTCTCAAATAGCAGCAAAACAGATTGCTCATAATGCCATCTCCGGATTTGATGACCAGTCAACGCTTAAAGAGATAGTGAAGCTCATCGAGGATGTTGACGACATGCTTGAAAGCTATATCGGAAAAGAAATCCTCGAACAGCCGATGGCGGAACTTGAGAAGCTCTTGTCTCCGAAGGTTGAATTTGACTGGAGAAACATAACCTTTACGTTCCTGCCTCACCAGTTGAAAGACCTTGAAAAGCTTATTGCCGCACTGGAAAGCACAAAACCGGACTTTATAGGGGTTGCTCCTATCGAAGAACATAAGCCTTTCATGGAAGCAATCAACAAGTATCAGAAGTTTGCCAATGTCAAAAATACCGGTTCTGCTATTCATGCAATGATACGATGCACTGAGCAGATGTTTGAGGACATTGGATACGAGGAAAGCCAGGAATGGGTACAGCTTACTTCAATATTCGGCAGCAGTGCTGTTCCTAAAGAAGCAGCAGATGTTATTTCGGAAGCTGTCAAAAAGATGTGTGAGGAAGGGATTGTCGGCCAGAAAAACAAGTGGCAGGCTATTGAGTATTGGGCTGCTGATTTTCTTGCCGGAAGGTAGGTGATATAGATGGCTGCACCTAAGAAATACAATCCGAAATATCACGATGCCTGGGCATGGTCACTTGCCATGAAGGGATGTGACAACAAGGAAATAGCTGAGGCGATGGGGGTATCAGTCAGGACAATTCTCAGATGGTCCAAAACAACCGATGCTAACGGAAACGAAGTTCTCACATCGTTCGGCGAAGCGTTGCAGGAAGGGAAGGATGCAGCAGATGCCAAAGTTGAAAAGAAGCTTTACGAAAGGGCACTCGGATATGATATCGAAGAATCGGAGAACGTTGTTAACATAGACACTAACGGAAACATCAAACCGGTTAGGAGAAAAACTACCAAGAAGCACGTTCCTCCGGACACGATGGCAATTATGTACTGGCTCAATAATCGCAGACGAGGAGAATGGTCTCAGAAGCAGGATGTGAACATAAGCACGGACAATGGAGAGGATGTGGTAATCTACATGCCTGCGAATGGGCGTGATAGTGATGGCTAATAACGTCCGAATACTGAAACCGCAGGAGGGGCCACAGGAGGCGTTTTTATCGTCTTCTGCTGACATAGTGATATACGGAGGTGCTGCTGGAGGAGGAAAGACTTACGGGTTACTGCTTGAGCCACTGAGACACAAAAACAACCCAAAGTATGGCGCAGTAATCTT